AAGCAACTTCATTGACATGGTTTACTATATCAATGGAGGTATGAGCTTCCGTTACCCACACGAATCAACATAGACCCATCTTTTTGGGTAGAGTGATTTTGCAGAGGTCGGTCAGCTTTTCGGTGTCGCGTGTGATTTCCACCTCCGTGACAAAATCGAGCTGCCACTGCTTCGCGCCCGTTATCTCTATTTTTGAGGTCAGTCTGTACATGGTTTTAATGCCGTTTAATTGGGTGTTAAATACCGTTCAAATGTTTATTTGTAGTCCGTGCTGTACACGTTATAGTCTCCATCCGAGAGCAGGGAAAGTTCTATCGTTTGATAGTTGCTTTCTGTCGATTGCGTGACGGAAAAGTCCTGCACTACCACTTTGCTGATGTCGAACAGTTCCAAAAAGTCAGAATGCACATATATTGCCTCCTTTACGTCGAAGAACTGGCGAAGCTGCGTGATGCCGTCGGATGGGTATTCGTCCACAATCTTGCCGTCTTTGACTGCCAGCACGCCCACAATGAGATTGATGCCGTAGTCGCCGTCGTTGATGTATTCTTTCACCGTGCCATCCATGCCCACCAGCTGCGTGGTGACGATGTTCTTGCGCTTGGATATGGCGGCTATCGCGTCGTTCACGGTCAGCTCCTCGCCGCTTTCCTTTCTGAATGTGAGTTCGCAAAGGGTGTAGCGGTTTGCCCAGTAGCTCTTGTCGGTGTATGGGCTGGCCACTTCCTCCGTTTGTATCGTGCCGCCTGCGCCGCTCCAGTCGGGTGCTTCGCTTGTGCGTGACGGTTTGAAGCGGTAGAGGTAGCCTTTTAGCTGTGTGGCGGCGGATGCTGCCACGAACTTGAAACTGATTGGTAACATTTGCTTTTACTCCGTTGCTAAGTTGGTGTCGTTGAGTGCCGAGAGCAGGGCTTGTGCCACTACGTCCTTCACCCTCTCTGCACTTTCTTGCAGGTTGGCGGTGTGTATCTCCAGCCGCTCCACAAGTCTGTCCACATGGATGTTCACGTTGCGGATTTTACCGCCACTGTCGCTGCTGCCTCCGCCGCCTCCCGATTTCTTGCTGCTTGTCTTGCCTGCCGTGCCGCCTGTCACGTCGGGCACTTTCGGCGTTGGCACTTCGGGTATGGTCGTGGTCGGTGCGGCTGCCGCCTTGCCCTGCTGCTTGGCATTCTTCTTGGCGTTTTCCTTTTCGCCTGCTTTCATTTCGGCGGTGTATGCGTCGTTGAACGCCTTGCCCACTTCCTTGCCGTAGTCGCCGTATGTGGTCTTCAGTTTGTTCAATGCGGCGGTGATGCCGCCAGCGTCGAGCTTAAAGGCTGCCTTTATGAGGTCGCCTATCGCCCCGAACGTATTCTTTGCCAGTTTGCCGATGCCTGAGAAAACGGCTTTGAAAGCCGCCCACAGTCCCTTCAGCACGGCGCGGAACTTCACCGAGGTGTTCCAGAAGTAAACGCCCACGGCGATGAGTGCGGCGATGGCTGCCGCTATCCATCCGATAATTGGTATGTTCATTATGGCGATGCTCACAGCCCTGCACGCCGAGACGGCCGAGAGCTTGAACGCGCCGAAGCTCACCGAGGCGACACCTGCAAAGGTGGCGGACGCGCCGCCAGTGGTAACGAGTGAGAGCAGGAACGCGCCCAACGCCTTGATACCCGACCAAATGCCAGCCGTAGAGAAACGGAGCAGAGCTATGGTGCAGCGGCCTATATTGCCGATGAAGCCTAAAGATATGCCGTTTGCCAGAGCCGTGCGGCTGCCCATAAGCGTGATGCTTATTGCGGCCGTGCGTGCCATGTGGGCGACACGGTTAAGATAGGTCGCATATTTCAGCGACATAACCCATTTTACTGCCTGACCCATAGCCGTGATAGCTGGCACAACTTGCGAAATAGGCACAAGCATACCAGCGATAACACTAATATAAGCGGTAAAACCACCTGTCAGCTGTGTAAAGCTGATTTTCAAGTCCTCTATCTGTTGGCGGAAGCGTGCGCGTTTCTCTGCTGTGCTATCCATTACAATGGCGGCTTGCTCCTCCGCGCTGTTCGTCCCCGTCACGGCTTCGGTAAACTGCCCCAACTGCTCCGTGCCCTGCACGAGGGCGCGTGCCGCGTTGGCGTTTTCCATGCCGAACAGCTTGCTGAACAGTGCCGAGTCGTCCAGCACGGGTTTCAGCAGTTCGAGACGCTCTTTCAGGCTCTTGCTCTTGTCGCCTAACGCGATGATGTCGATGCCTGCCTTTTCCAGTTCCTCGCGCGTGTCCTTGGGCAGAAAACGCCCCTGCGAGAGTATCGAGAGCGTGTTGCGCAGTGCAACGCCGCCCTCGCTCCCTTTCTTGCCTGCCTTGTCAAGCACCTGAATGGCGGCGTTGGTTTCCTCAAAGCTCACGTTGGCTGCCTTGGCGGCCATACCGCACTGCTCCAGCGCGGCCTTGATGGCTGGCAGTTCCGCGCTGCCTGCCTGTCCTGCCGCTGCCATCGTGTTCATCATTTCCGCCATCTTGCGGCTCGCCTCCATCGGGTCGGCCAGGCTCACGCCGTACTGGTTCATGGCGGTGGTCAGCACTTCGGCCGCTGCCGTGCCGTCGTTCCCCATCAGTTTGCTGGTCGTCTGGATAGCGTCGCCCATGGCTTTAAGGGCGGTCGGGTACTTGCCGAGTTCTGGCGAGAGCTGCGAGAGGAGCAGCTTGTAGCCTTGCACCGCCACACCTGCATCCGTGCCGAAAGCCTTTGCCGAGCTTCTCGCATACCCCTCAATGGTTTTCAACCCCTCGCCCGTCACACCTGCCACGGCCGAAAGGTCGTGCATCTGACTGTCGAGGGCAACCGCACCCTGTCCGATGTCCTTAAACGTACCAGACAGTTTTTGCATGAAATTGGAAGCCAAATCGAATTTTGCAAAACTTCCAGCAATTTTGTCAAGAGCACCCAACGACCCACTCACCTGAGCGGTAAAGTCGCCAGTCGCGCGTGTCATGTTGTTGATGGCAGAGGAATAGTTGCCGCTTACGTTAAAATTGTACTCAAAGTTTTGCATAATTCAATTTTTTACACTACATTTGTCGCAGTGTTAAACATTACAATATGATAGAGGCTATATTTTTATTTTTCGTTAAGGTGGTAACGGTGCTAATTTGCATCGCAGCCACGATTGCGCCCATAGTGGTAGCCTTTATGTACTGCTATGGGGCTTACAAAGACCTTTTTTGCTCGCCGAACAAAGCCAAAAGCACGCGAGACAAAATCTCAGCCTGATTTTTCATCCTCGTTTCTTCCAGCCATAGAGCCTCCGCATACCACTGCGCGAAGTCGTCGCCGCTCCCTGCCGTAGGGTCGACGTGCAGATTTGAGCGGATGAGCGCACAGGCTTTTATAAACCCGTCCTTGTCTTCCTCTCCCTCTGCCACGTCCACCTTCAGCAGGTGCGACGCTATACGTTTTTTAGGCTCGCTGCTGCTCCTGTCAGCACGGTGTTCAGTTGTGCCATCGTCGGCACGAACAGCACGGGGTCGGTACGCATGAACTCGCTGCCGCCCAGCCAGCAGCCCTCAAAAAGGATGGTGCCTGCCTTTACCTCGTCCGTCTTCGCCACCTTGGTGCTCGCCGCCATTACCTCCATGCTGGGGCGTTTGAAGTAGCCGACGTGCTTCTCGCCGTCGTCCTCCACCTCGATGCGTGCCACCTTGCGGTACTGCCCTTTCCAGCGTTTAATCTGTTCTTCGGTCACACCGCCGTCATATACCTGCATTTCTGCTTTCTTTTCTACCATAGTTTTAATGCTGTTTAATCAGTTGTTTAATACCGTTTAATCGTTTATTACTTGCTGTGCCATTCTATGTGCGACATAACGAGGTCGAGGTCTACCGTCTTGCCCGTGTCGCCCTCCGACCAGCCGCGCCCGTTCTTCTTGAAGAGGCAGTTGCGCAGCTTGTCAATAACGGGCAGACCGTTCGAGGGCAGGTAGCTCACCGTGATGTTAAACGGCGCGATGTCCTGCAACCTGCCGCTGGGGGCTTGTCGCTGTATCGCCACGACCTCCTCCTGATAGAGTGTTATTTTGCCCGTGCAGGTGATGCGTCCCTTGGCATAGCCCACGGGGTAACGCCCTGCGCCGTACTTCGGGTCTACCTGCTGCTCGTCGCTGTATTCCACGCCAGTGATGCCCGTAAGGGGCACGCCGCCTATCGTCACCACGATGTCAGCCCAGCTCACCAACTCGCCGTTTACATACGGCATACCGTTCTGTATCTGTACTTTCATTGCGCTTTGTTATTCTAAGGATTTCACAAAACCGATTTTCACCTTAAACTTTCTCACCACGCCCACAGGCACGTTCTTGATGACCACCTCTATGGTGCTGGTACTTAAAACGTCCTGCTCCGCGTCTATCTCTGCCTTGTAGCCGCTCAGCTCGCCTGCCTTTTCCATTTCCTCCAGCGGTATATTGGCAGTCGTTTCGAGGTGGCTCACGGTGTAGCTTTGCAGCTTGCCAGTGTCGGGGTCTATATACACGTTGCCGCCCAGCTCTGGCGTGAGGTAGGTGCGTATGCCGCGCACGGCCTTGTCCATCGTGCGCACGCTTTCTATTGCGGCGTAGTCGCTCGTGGCTGAGTCCATCGTGTGGCTGTCGTTCCAGTAGCTGCCTGCCACGCCCACCACGTTGTTGAGGAAGAGGTAGCGTGCCGTGTCCAGCTTTTCAAGCTCTGCCTTGTCGATGGTCTTCACCAGCGTGCCGTCGCCCAGGGCTGGCAGGCTGATGCCTGAGGGGAACTGCTTCACCCATGCTATGCACTGGTGTACGGCAGCCTTTGAGAGTGTGGCCAGTGCCACGCCGATGGCCGACACCGTGGCCTTGGTCTTGTTGTCCTTGCTTGCGTAGAGTTCCGCGCCCGTGCCGCTGCCTGCCTGCGCTATCACCACGCTTACACGTGGCGCGCTGGCGGCGAGGCTCGTTGGCAGGTTCTTGTAGCTCGTCACCTTGGGGGCGTAGAGCACCGAGAGCGGCGCGTTCTGTGTGTCCAGTGCGTCGGCCACGGCTTGCAGCTGCGTGATGTTGTCGGCGGTCACTTCCGTGTCACCGTTCCACACGGCCATTTGCCTGATTGCTCCCTCCGCGTAGTTCTGCACGGTCTTTACCTCGCCGAATTTGTTTGCCAAGTCGGTGGGTTTCTTAAACAGTCCCACAAATAGGCTGATGCCGCTGTTCACGCGGAATATCTCCTCCAGCTGGTAGTGCAGCATCTTCACGCTCCATGCGCTCGCGTCGGCGGTGATGCCCAGGGCTTCGGCCTTGTCGATGGTGCTTACAGCCTGCACGGGGTCTGTCTTGAACGAGGCTGGTATCTCCGCCTCCAGCAGGTAGGCGATAAAGCCGCTCACGTGGTCTTGGCCGTCCACCGATTTGGGCACGTTGCCGTTCTGCCTGACTATTGTTAAACTTGTTGCCATTGTTCTGTTACTTGTTTTTTCGTTTATACTTCTTCATGCCGACCACGGCCGCCACAACCAGCAGGACGCACAGTAGCCCACATAGCCATGAATGTAATATCGTGCGTGTGGGCTTTACTGTCTCTCTCTGCTTGCTGTGCGTGTCGGTGGTCTTGCTGCCTCTGTCGGCGGTCTGTCGCTCCACGTTGGCCTCGGTGCGCTGCTGGCTCTCCGCTTGCGCGCTGTCCTTGCGATGCACGTTCTTTCGGTGCTTCACCTTGGCTTTCACGGGGGGCAGTCCTGTGAGGCTGTCCGTCGGTAGCGATGTGTCGAAAATGATAACGTCCGTTTCGCTCTGGCTGTTCTCCTCGTGCAGGGTGGTCAGCCTTTTGCCTATCTCCACCCTCACCATGCTGTCGAGCCGTTGCTGGTAGTCGTTATTTTCCTGTGTCTGCGTCCGCTGCTCCGCTGTCGCGCTCTTCGAGCTTCTGCAACTGGCGAGAAACGGGGCAGTTGTCAGCATGAGCACAAGAAGGTATTTTCTCGACTGCTTTCCTGAATTTATCCACGTCACGGCGTAAACTGTTTATTTCCTTTTTAAGCGGCGTTACAATTCCCTCGACCAGTATGTCGTTTGCCTTGCGCACGTTTTCCAGTTCACTGTCTTTCACGCCAGCGAGTTTTTTCTGTACCTCCGCCCGTAGGCTGTCTATTTCTGTCTTGTACTTCTGGCTTTGCAGCTTTGCGCCGAGCCACGCGCCCAGCGGTGCGCTAATGGTTGCCGTAAGCGAAGACATGATGAGGGTAATTATTTCGCTGCTCATTCATTTTTTTATTGTTTGATGCCTATTTCTTTCAACCATGCCGCCACGTCAAACGACGGGCACGCCTTGGCCTTGTTTAACTGATGATGCCCGACGATCATTACATGGGGGTGCTTCTCGTGGAAGTCCAGCACATAGCGTTTTAGGGCTTCCCTCTGCGCCTCCGTGCGTGTGTCTTGCGGTGTCTTGCCGTCGGCCGCGCAGCCGCCTGCATACACGATGTGTCGGCTCACTGAGTTGTAGCCTGCCGCGCCGTTGGTTATCTCCCAGCTGTCCACGTTGTCGTCGTCGTTGTTCTTCACCAGCCGCTCCACTGTGCCGTCCAAGTGGAAAAGGTCGGTATATCCTACCTGTTTCCACCCACGACCCACAGGCGGCGGCGAGGTGTGCCAGCGGCGTATTTCCGCTGCCGTCACCTCACGGCCTGCCTTGGTGGCTGTACAGTGAATGACCAGATACTTTTGCTTTGCCATTCAGTTAGTGGGTTATATGTCGTTAGGATGCCTTTGCACTCACCACGGCTGCGCGTGTGCAGTCGTTTTTGAGTGGCAGGGCAAGGTTCCATTTACGGAAGTTCACGAGGTTGCGGTGATACAATGGGTCGTTCACTGCGTCCTGATGGTAGAACTGCACCGAGCCGTTTGCTTTCATCATGTTGTTCACACGGAACGCCACCGATGCCTGCATATCCGTTGCGCCTGCCGCCTTGCCGAAAGCTATTTTATTCAGCGTGCTGGCGTTGTAGTATGGACATTCGCTGTACTCGTAGATGTCGAAGCCGTAAAGGCGTGTGATTTTGCCCTCCGTGTCGTTGATGTTGTAGTGCTCTGCGTAGTTCTTCGAGGTCTCCAGCAGGTCGTTGCTGTGGTCGGGGCAAAGCACGAGCACACGCCCGTCCTGCGGCATTTTCATAGCGTCACACTGGCGTTTCAGTTCGATGAGGTCGGCTATTGTGAACTTCTTTCTGCCGTTCACTTCCTCGCCCGTGGTGCTGATTACAGGGGTCTTGCCTGCCTTGTTGCTGTCGGGCGCGTAGGCGTGGATGGCCTTTTTCCATGTGGTCTCCTTTAACGCCTCGCGGTGACGTTCCAGCACGCTGCCCATCTTGTCGTAGCTCACGGCGTGCAGCTCGTCGTCGGTCACGGGGGTGGCCTCTGTGTCGAAGCGGTCGAGGCTCACGGGTTTGTCTGCGTCGTCCAGCTTGGTGATGTTGAGCGGATAGGTCTTGTTGTTCACCAGCACTGTGGGGTCGCCGCCTATCTCCGTGAAGTGGATTACGTCATTGTTCACATACTGGTCGTATGACCTCACGCGGTCGTACCAGCCTACCGCCGTGGGCGGTGTGCGGAACGCCTTAATCATTTCACCCGTCCATAGCTCTGTGAGCACACCAGCGCGTGCCACGCTCTTGGGTATGAACGGCAAAAGGAACAACGCTATAAGATTGGCCACGGCTGCGCCAACCCACGGGTTGCCGCCGAGCAAATAGCTGATGGTTGCACCGATGACGGCGTTAATAGCCACTTTGACAAGCAAACCGATAATGCTTGCAAATGCTGCGATGCTGAAAATTAATGCTTTCTTCATTTGCTTTAATAACTGTTTTATGTGGTGTTTACTGCTGTTTAACGCGCCTTTCAGTCCTCCAGTTTCGGGCACTCTATGCCGTACTCTGCCTTGTAAAGGCGCATATATTCGTTTGGGTTCTCCTTGCGCAGCTTGCCGATTTTCTCCGCTGGCACTTCCGAGAGCTTCGCAAAGGTCGTAGGCTCTTGCTGCCCATGCGGCGCGTCCTTGCTGGTGTCGAGCACGTCGCTGGGCTTGCGTGCTGGCTGCATCAGTTCGAGCGTCTGGCGCAAAGCGTCTGCGCCTGAGGTCTTGCCCAAGTTGATAAAGAACTCCTTGCGGTCGGCGGTGATGCGCTTCTCGTTGATGGCGGCGTCCACCTGTGCCGTGATGGCGGCGAGGGTCAGCCTCTCCGCGCTGTCTGCCTTACTCTTCAACGCCACGATGGCGGCGTGTGCCTGCTCCTCCGTCGCTGTCTCTGGCAGTCCGAGGAGCAAAAGTGTTTCTTTCTTCATGTTCTGAATGTTTGTATTTTCGTTTGACTGTGCCTCGGCTTCGGGCTTCGGCGTTTTCTCTTTCGATAGCGTCACCAGCGGCAAAAGGTCGCAGTCCTGACCTGCCGACAGTTCCAGCAGCTTGCCGCCGCCGTACAGTTTCAGGGCTTCATCGTTCGCCCCTATGTCCACAATGCTCACCTCTACCAATTTCGAGGCGGTGGCGGTGGCGCGTGTCTGACCATCCACAAGCACGGACGGGTCGGTGCTGCACTCCAGTATTTCGATGCCTGCCGAGCACATGTTCAGGTAGCCGTCCTCCCATTTGGCGGCTATCTTCTTGGCAAACTCGTCCTTCTCGTCAAACTTCGGCGTGCCTATCAGGCGGTCGCCGTCCACGCGCAGGTTCTCCATCCTGCCGATGGGCATATTCTCGCCGCCGCGTCGGTGCATCCACAACAGCACGGGGTTTCTGCAATACTGCGAGGTGTCCAGCCCCGATGTCAGCACACGGCTGCCGTAGCTGTTCAGGCCGCTGGTGCTTATTACTACTTCTTTTGGCATATATCTCTGTTTTTACTTCGTCGTTAAAAATGGGCGGCGGACTTCACAGCTGGCCGCCTCTGGGTTAATCCTGAAAAAATCAATCTTCTAACCTTAAAAATCTACTTATGACAAAAACTTAATCCAACTATGATGTTGCGGTGGCAGGACTCGAACCTGCGACCTGTGGGGAATGAACCCACCGAGCTGCCAGCTGCTCTACACCGCGATGTATCACAGCCGCAAAAGTCGCAACTTTAGTCCGCTGCCGCAAAAAGAGTGTCGAAGTTTGACACTCTTTTTTCATTTCACCCCGAAAATGGGGACTTTTGCACTTGTATTGCGCCGATGCCCACCTTTGTGCGGTGTGCCGGCGTTTCGTTTTAGTATTCACATTAAAAGCAGAAAAATTATGAATGAGCACAAAGAAAGAACTTGAGGACAAAAAGGACTATGCCCGACTTCTCTACATGCAGGGCGAACAGCAGAAGACCATTGCTGAGAAGGCAGGTGTCTCGCCCCAGACGGTCACAAAGTGGGTCAATACTGGCAACTGGCAGGAACAACGTGCCGCGCAGAATATCACACGCCCCGAACTGGTTAATAAGCTGCTGCGCACCGTCGACAAGATGATAGAGGCGGTAAACACCAGCGACGACCCCGACGCGGCAAACGGCTTGGGCGACAAGTTGGCGAAGTTTGCCGCCACCATCGAAAAGCTCGACAAACACACCTCTATCGTGGATGTTATCGAGGTCTTTATGGCTTTCGGCAAATGGTTGCAGTATCAGGCGCAGTTCGACGAGGACATTACGCCCGAACTCTTGAAGACCATCAACAAGTACCACAACCAGTATATCAACTATCTGATGCAAAATAAATTGATTAAGTAGCTATGCCAAATTACGACAAACTAACGCCGAAAGAGGCGTTGCAGCAGTGGCGTGCGCATTGCGAGACGGTGCAGGAAGCCACCACCGTGGATGCCCACGAGACGGACACGCAGAAGAAACAGCGCATTAAACGCCTGCTTTCCGACTATGGCGCGTTTGTCGACTATTATTTTCCACATTACACCACAAACCCACAGACAGGCAAGCAAACGCCCTGCGCTCCGTTCCACCTCCGTGCGGCAAAGCAAATCATTTCCGACCGCAATATCAAGGCGGTGTACAAATGGCACAGAGGCGCGGCAAAGTCCACACATTTGGACATTTTCATCCCCATGTGGCTAAAGGCGCAGATTTACGGCGGTGCTGAGCTTCGCCAGTTCTGGGTCATGGTCTTGGTGGGTAAGTCACAGGACAACGCAAACACGCTGCTGGCCGACTTGCAGGCGGAGCTTCAGTACAACAAGCGGTATGCCGCCGACTTCGGCGAGCAGTACAACAACGGCACATGGGAGGAGGGTTCGTTCGTCACCAAGGACGGCACGGCGTTCTTCGCCCGTGGCCGTGGACAGTCGCCCCGTGGTCTGCGCTACCGCTCCCACCGTCCCGACTATATCGTCATTGACGACCTCGACGATGACGAGCTTTGCGAAAACCCTGCCCGTGTCTCTCGCCTTACCGATTGGGTGAAGGAGGCTCTTTTCGGTGCTCTGGATGGTGGCCGAGGCCGCTTCATCATGGTGGGCAACCTCATTGCAAAGAACTCCGTACTGGCGAATATCTGTGCCATTAAGTCCGTAAAGGTGTCGCAGGTGGACATTCTCGACAAGGAGGGTCGTGTGTCATGGGCGGCTAAATGGACACGCGCCGAGGTGCAGGCCATTGAGGATTTCGAGGGATACCGCTCTTTTCAAAAGGAGTACATGAATAACCCCATTGTCGAGGGCGCGGTCTTCCGTCAGGACTGGATTAAGTGGGCGAAGCGGCCTGCGTGGCGCGACTTCTCAGAAATTGTGCTTTATATAGACCCTTCGTGGAAGTCTACCGCTAAGAACGACTACAAGGCGGCAAAGCTCTGGGGCAAGGACAAAACGACGCGCCTCTGGCATTTGCGTGCTTTTGTCCGTCAGGCCACCATCGCCGAAATGGTGCGCTGGTGTTACGACCTCTACGAGTGGGCACAGCGTGAGGGCATTGCCGTAAAGTTCTACATGGAGGCCAATTTCATGCAGGACAACCATCTTCAGGACTTCGCCAGCGAGGGTATGTTGCGCGGCTTTCAGCTGCCTATCATTCCCGACAAGCGCAAAAAGCCCGACAAGTTCCAGCGCATTGAGAGCATTGCACCGCTCTGGGAGCGTGGCTTCGTGTTCTACGACGAGAGCCAAAAGGACGACCCCGACATGGTGCGTGCCGTCGACTTCACGCTGGCTTTCCAAAAGGGTATGCGCGGCCACGACGATGCGCCCGATGCCGACGAGGGGGCTATCTTCCTGCTCCAGAAGCATTCAAGCATTTCAAGTTTCACGCCGTCCTTCGGCAAACGTCGGTCGGCAAAAAATATCACATGGTAATGATAGACAAAATCACACATTTCATCCGTGCCGTGGTCTTTGACTTCCGCGCACGGCGCGCCATCCGTAAGGCGCAGCGCAGTGCCAACCTGCACCGCCGCAAGTTCTTGGTGCTTGTCTGGAACGGCCGTCCACGTGTCGTTTCCATGCAGGGCGTTAAAAAACTCATACGACAGCACCGTTTTTCTAAAGGTTTCACCGCAGAGACGGCACGCCACCTTGCCATCTTCGAGGCTGTGCCGCAGCCATTGGATAAGTGCCGCCGCTGCTCTTTTTCTTTCCGTAAGCGCAATGTTTCTAAACGATGATGATTACCGTGCCGTTTGCGACGACTTCGAGTTTGAGACGTTGCAGGCCAACACTGACCTACGGCTGACCGCCGAGCGTGCGGCCGAGGAACAAATCAGCAGCTACACCCGTAGCCGCTATGACATGGCGCGTGCCTTTCGACAGACGGGCGCAGACCGCAACCCTCAGCTTGTGCAGTGCTGCGTTAATATCGCCCTGTGGCTCATGGTTCACCGTCTGCCGCAAAACATGGGCATTGAGCGGCGCGAGAGTCTCTACGACGAGAGCATCAAGTGGCTGCGCGACGTGCAAGCCTCCAAAGCCTCGCCCGACCTGCCCACCTACATGAGCGACGACGGCGACACCGACGCACGCAACCCCGTAAAATGGGGAAGCCAGCGCAAAACGCGCCCAACATGGTAAACAACTATTAAACGCCGTTTAATGGGCTTTTTACGGCTCGCTAAACGGCGTTAAACACTTTATTTAACAGCATCAAAGTAATGGATATTCTTAACAGACTGAAAACGGCTTACACCGCCGTGATGGGTGGCGAGGTCTATTCGCGCTACGATATGCAGCGGCTCGCCAAGTTCGCACGCTCCAAGCAGGGCGTGCGCCTCACTGCCCAGCTCATGCAGCAGACCGACGCGCTCACAAAAAAAGACGTGGGCATGTGGCGGCAGGCGTGGCAGATGGCCATCAACGTGGACAACCCACAGCGTGCCATGCTCTACGACATTTACACTGACAACCTCATCGACCTGCATTTGCAGGGCTGCATCTCCCAGCGCATTGGCATGACCAAACGCTGTGAGTACCGACTTGTGGGCAAGGACGGCAAAGAGAACGAAAAGGCCACCGACCTGCTCCGCCGCGAGTGGTTCTCCGATTATTGTAATTTTGTCCTGCTCTCGCGCTACTGGGGGCACTCGCTCATTCAGTTTGGCGACATTGTGCGCTCGGCCGATGGTCTGCGCTTCGACGGCGTGGAACTCGTGCCGCGAAAGCACGTTTGCCCTGAGCATGGCGTGCTGCTCAAAACCGTGGGCGACGACTGGCACAGCGGTATTCCTTACCGCGAGGGCGAGTTTGCGCAGTGGTGTCTGGAAGCTGGACGTAAGGACGACCTCGGACTTCTCCTTTCCTGCTCGCCGCAGTGCATCAGCAAACGCAATATGTTGGGCTTTTGGGATATGTTCGGCGAGATTTTCGGCGCGCCTATGCGTATAGCCAAGGCCACCACCACCGACGACAAGGAACGCGCCAAAATCGAGGACGCTTTGGAAAATATGGGGTCTGCCTTTTGGGGTCTCTTCCCTGACGGCACGGACATTGAGATAAAAGAGAGCAGCCGTGGCGATGCTTACAACGTTTTCGACAAGCGCATCGACCGCTGCAACTCCGAGATTTCCAAGGGTATTCTCAACCAGACTATGACCATCGACAGCGGTAGCAGCCTTTCGCAGTCCGAAACTCACCTCGAAGTTTTCGAGAATGTGGTGGAAGACGATAAAACAATGCTGGCTTACAACATCAACGACAAGCTCCTGCCGTTCATGCTCATGCACGGCTTCCCCGTGGGCGGTCTGCGCTTCGAGTGGGACGATGCCGCCAGCTACTCGCCTGCCGAGCAGAGAGAGATTGAACGCCTTTTGCTGGAATACTACAAAATCGACCCTCAGTATTTCATCGACAAGTACAATGTGGGTATCACCGCCGAACGCGATGCGAAGACGCAGCCCGACGCGCTCAACTCTTTTTTCCGATAAGCCCCACGCAGGCCGCAGACCTGCGCGTCTCTTATGGGGCGTTTCATTCTGCCGTGTGCCTCCTTTATAAGGATGGCTTCATGCAGCTTGCCAACAATGAGGACGGCGAGGCTCCCGTCTTCAATGCCGACCTCTTCGACGATGCCGCGCAAATGGTCTACGATGCTGGCGGCTTCGATGCCGCGCAGCTCACCGACCCACGCGCACGAAAGGTCATCGACGAGACTTCGCGCATCATCAACCATGCCATCGACACGGCCGTGCCGCATGAAGTGCCAGAAACGCTGCGCTATGCGCTCCAGAACAACGGGTTCATATTCTCTGGCTTTAAGACGTTTCACGCACTCCGAGAGGTGGGGCTTTCCATGCTCGACGATAAGGGCAATATCAAACCCTTTGACGACTTCCGTAAGGACGTGCAGCAGATTAACCAGAACTACAACGTCAACTGGCTCTATGCCGAGTATAAGCACGCCCTCGGCTCGTCGCTCATGGCGGTGAAGTGGGACACGCTAAAGCAGGACACCGACCGCTATTTCCTCCAGTACCGCACGGCTGGCGACTCCCGTGTGCGTCCCGACCATGCCGCGCTCGACGGCATTACGCTCCCTGCCGACGACCCGTTCTGGTCTAAGTACTATCCGCCTAACGGCTGGGGCTGCCGCTGCCAGGCCGTGCAGGTGCGACGCGCCAAATACCAGCCGTCCGACCCTGCCACAGCCATGAAGCTGGGCGACGAGGCCACCGACACGCTAAAGCAGCGCATGTTCCGCTACAACGCTGGCATGGAAATGCAGCTCTTTCCGCCCAAACATCCCTACTACAAAGCTTCTGAAAAGGTTAAGCAGGCGGTGGACGGCTACACGCCTGTGGAATGGACACCGAAGACCGTAAAAGAGGCTGAGCAGTTTTATGCTGAAAAGTTGGGGGTAAACTGTGCCCTCGATGGTTTCACGAAAAAAGACATGAAACAGATAGAGGATATTTTCAGAAGTGTGGAGCGACATTTCCAGTGTTGGCCTGAACTGAAAAAAGAAACGCTCTTTGTCGGAACTATTCGCGGACGCATTAAACTACTGACCGAGGCGAAGTTTAAGGAATATAAAAGGGATTATCCAAAGTACGACGATGAGGTTATTATGAAGTGGGCAAAGGCATGGGCTAAAAAGGTGGGCAGCTGCCGAAACTGTTATGCTTATTCCCATGGAGCGGCAAAGGATATGGGACTGAGCGGCATTTGTTTCAATACCACATGGAAAGGCGAAAAGATAGACACCTCGCTGCAAAGCGATGTTAAAGCCAAATGGCATCCTGTCGGGTGTGACACGCTTAAAAGTGTGTTCGATCATGAGCTTGGACACGAGATTGACCGACTGCTTGGACTGCGCAGTAATGCAGACTTTTTGAAAATGTACAATGAGGAAGCAGGAAAAGGAAAGCAAAGCGTGAAAGAAAACCTTTCTGACTACGCAAATAAGAACTCCGCCGAGTTTATTGCCGAGGCGTGGTCTGAATATCTTAACAACAAAAAACCGCGACCAATAGCGGCCGCAGTTTATATGCTTGTTAAAAAGTTGTATGCCGAAAAAAGTCAGTCGTCCGCCAGTTCGTAAATACGCATGGTGTCGCGTGGCTGCTTCGGCTCAAAAACAAAATCGCCACGCTGACCCTGCATTACATGGTCGTGGCTTTCTGCTCCTGCTTCGATGATTTCCAATGGAATTATATCGAAAGCCTTGCAGGATATGCCGCCTTTCAGGTGATGCTTGCACGCCTCACACATGTACGGCACTTCTTCTGTTGTGTCAACTACGTGTTTCATTACCGCAAAGGTACGTCCTTTTCTTTATAGTCCAATAAGTTATTAACAATAATTTCAACAATATGCCAAATATTCCAGACGCCAAGCAGCTCGAAGCCAACATTCTGAAAGACATGCGCGTCGAACTGCACGACGAGTTCGACCAGAACTTCAACCGTAAGGCGTTCTTCACAGACGCATGGAAGCCGCGAAAAGACCCGAAAGCTCTTGGCTCGCTGCTCGTCGTCACGGGCGCAATGCGCCGAAGCATCAAAGCCGAGGTTGTCGATCATGGTGTGCGCTTCTCTTCCTCGCTCCCTTACACCACCATTCACAACGAGGGCGGCAAGGGCACGCTCACCGTCAAGGCTCACTACCGCACACGAAACGGCAAACGCTATAAGGTGCGCTCCCACAAACGCCGTTTCAATATGCCGCAACGTCAGTTCATCGGCGATGGCAAAGAAACGCAGCAGCTCATAAAAAACGTGATAGACGACAACCTAAAGCAGTTCAACCTATCACTCGCACAATTTATCAGAAACAAGCAAAAGAAATGAGAAAACAGATTTTCAAGGCCATTGCCCAGCGTATCGCCGAGCGTGTGCCAGACATTAAGTTCATCGACCTTTGGAATGAGCACGTCGTCGAGGTCTCATCCTCTGTGCCGTGGCCGCTGCCTGCCGTCTTCATCGAGTTTGAGCAGTACGAGGTGCGCCAGCTCTCCATGTGGAAGCGAGAGGCCGACATTCCCGTCCGCCTACATATCGTCACGCGTGCCGTGCCTTACACCGCTGGCGCGGCCGACAAGCGCATCGACCTCGCACTCCAGTACTTCGACCTTATCGACCGTGTCAACGCTGCCATGCAGGGGCTTTCTGGCACTGGCTTCGCCGCCTTTCAGCTCACTGCCAGCGCAACCAACCACAACCACGGAGAACTCATGGAAAACATAGAGCGATGGCACACACGCGCCACGGATGCCACGGCCGAACGTCCGCATGAAAAGGTGTTCCTCACGGATATGGAAATAATAGACCGCGTATAGACACACAAAAGGCTGCACCATCAAAAAACGTGGTGCAGCCCTTCGTGTCTTTAGCGGTACACGGGCAGGTCGTCCCAAAAGTCAAACAACGACCTTTCCAGTGCTGTGGGTGGCGTGGGCGGAGGTGTCGGTATGTCCAGATAACTCAGAAACGTGCGATAACTCATCGGGTACAATGGATATACGTAACGCCGCCATACTGCCTTGTAACATTTGCTATTATTGCCCTGCTCATAATAGCGGTCTACTATCGCGCGCACCTTTTTCACGCGCTCAAGCGTCGATTTGTGGTGTTTCCTGCACATTTCCGAAATATATTCATTACCTTTGGCCTCGCTTATTAAATGCTGTGCCAGCGAGAGCAAAGCCAAGCTTGCTTGGAATTTGCCGAGCGCAGCCAGCATTCAACTCGTTAACTTTTAATGGGGCGTGGGGCTTTTCGGTAACGTGCAGGCTTCACGCTCATTCTTTTTTTGCTTCTTCTGCCTCGTCTGTCTCCGCGTCCGTCACGCTCAGCGGTATGATGTGCCACTGACCCTTCTTGTCCTTGTATTCGGCACGGATAAACTGTCGCGTCATGGTCGGCTGGTAGGCTTCTTCTATGATTTTAACGCCCTCCATAAACTTCTCGTCGCTGCTCTCCTCCGCCATCTTCCGCAGTTGCAGCACGCGGCTCGCCTTTAGGTTGCCCATACCGTCGCGGCTCAGCAGCCGCATGATGGCCGCCACGAGGCTCTTGGTCTTCTCGTCTGTGGCCAGGCTTTCGATGTATTGCTTCACCATGGCAATGCCGTCCTCCACCGTGTCGCGGTAGCCGTCTATGCAGTTGTAGCCAAGCGTTAGCCGCATTGTGCCGTCCGAGTGGGTGAAGGTGTGCGTGCGCTGCGTGTCCTTGGTCAGTCCCAGCACGTTGCTCTTGATGTCAAGCACCTGCGCGAAGTTCTGGTACACCTTGCCTTTCACCACCTTGATGTCGTCGCTCAGCCGCCGCAGCTCTGGGATGGCGGCGGCTATTTCCTCGTCCACCATCTTGGCATACGTCTCGCGGTCGGCCTTGCGCTGCGCTGCTTCCTGCTCTTTCTTCTGTTTCTCTTGAAAGGCGGCAAACATTTCCGCCTGTTCTTTGGTCATTTCAACCTGTACTTTCTTTTCGTTTTCCATTGTTTTAATAATATTTGAATGGTGTTTAATATGTTGTTTAACGCTGTTTATTCGTCACTTTCCTGCCAGTTGGCAACCTCTGCCTGATACTCTGCCCATTCTGCCAGCTGCCGCATGAACTCCTCGTACTCCGTGCCGCTCATTTCCACCGTCAGCTCGCGGATGGCGTGCTGCGCTTTCTCCAGTTCCTTGCTCATAGCTCTTGAGTTATGTCTATTTCCGCTACGGCTTTGTCAAAGTCCTTGGTCAGCGCATAGCTTAACGATTTCAAAACCGCACCCATACACAGAAAAACGACGCTCACCAAAGCCATGGGGAAACACACCAGCGTAAGCCCCAATTTCTTAAAGTACTTTTTCATTTTCTTGCCCTTTCTTCTTTAGATGTTGTGTAATACGATGATGAGTGCTGCCTGTATCGCCTGACCCACGATGCCGCCCAATAGCGTGGCGGCGATGTCCAGCCAGTCAAAACGGCCGCCGTACATCTTGTCCTTTAACTCCATGCCGAGTGCCAGACCCAGCACAAACAGCTCCGTGCCTACAAAGCCGCACGGTATCGCATAAGCGAAGTGCTTCATTCGGTTGCTTTCTTTTAACCACATAGCTCTTTATTTTTTTTAGTTGGTCGTTCTCTTTATGCCTCGCCCGTCGGCATGGTCACGCCGTAGTAGCTTGCCACGTTCTCCAGCACGTCGGCGGCTGCCGTCAGTTTGTCCACTGCCTCGCCGTCTTTCACCTTGTTGTTGAACAGTCCGATAAGGTTGCGCAGCCGCTCCCTTGGTATCTTGTTAAACTCCGTGTGTCCCGTTGCCCTGCACGCTATCGCCTTTATCACGGTGGCGTTGCTCTTCCGTCCGCTCTTGGCCAAGTATTGCCCGATGGCGGCCATAGCTCGCTTGCGCAGTTTGTCCATGTCGCCCGTGCCAGTCTTCTGGTTGGCCTGTGCCGAGAGCTTCGCGCAGATGTTCACGAGGTCGTGCGTGTCTATGTCCCTGCTGCTCTCCACGCCGTAGCTCTCAGCGATGGCGGCCTTTTCCTCCGCGCTCAGTCCAAGCACCGTGCAGAGGGTGTGATATTTTTTCAGCAGCCCTCTGTGTATCTCGTCCATTGTCTTGTTCTCTTTCATACTCGTTTACTTGTTTGTTATGTTTGCCCAGTATTCTGCCGCGCCTTTGTCCCAAATGATGAAGTCCGCGCCGCCCTCTTTTTTCTCCGCCACCTCGTAGCGTGTCGTGGTGAATGCCTTGTACCCCTCCACTCTTATTTTGATGTCTGCGTCGTAGCGCAGGTTCTGCGCCAAGCTGCCTTTTGGCTCGCCCTTGCGCTCGTGCGCTATGAATATGAACAGCTTGTCGGGAAACTGCTGGCGTAGCTTCATGTAGTCACTCATCTTGAAGCCTATCCAGTAGTGTACCGAGTCTATCACGATGATGTCGGGGCTTTGCTTCTTCCTTAGCCGCGCTGTCAGGTCTTTCAGGCTCTCCTTGTCAAGCAGGATGATGCGCGTGCCAACTTCTTCCATGCCTACACGCTCCCATGCCTTTTGCAGCGAGAGTGAAAGACCTTGCTCCAGCGAGTTGTAGGCCACACGGCGAAAGCGCGTCAGATACTTGCACAGCTGCATCACAAACGTGGTCTTGCCGCAGCCGCTGCCGCCGTATATCAGCCATTCGCCCCGAAGTTCTGGCCTCCCGAAACTTGCGAGAAACGCGCCGTCGAAGTCGGCCACGTCAAATTTTGCCTGTAATACGTTCTTGTTGCTTATCGCCCTTGCCATGTTCTCATAACGGTTTTATGTCCACTTTCGCCGCGCCCTGCGCCTGCTGGATGCACCAGCTCGCGAATATCGTGCCGCGTGCGTTTTCTGCGCTCAGTTCCATTATTAGCAGGATCATGCCCTTTGTCTTCGCCCTCCTCACGGTCATGGCCACGGGAGCGGCTCTGTATAGCCACTCGTCCATGATGCCCGACACTATCCGCGACGGCACGCCTATCGTCACGCGCTGCGGTTTGTCCCAGCCTATCGCCTCGCCGTTCATACCCTGCCTCCTTTCTGCACTGTCCAGCACGCGCGCTTCACTCTCCTGAGGTCGTTCTCCGCGTCCTTGATTATCGCGCCTATGTCGGCCGCGCTCGTCACGCCGTTGGCTCTGCACACCGCCGCTATGTCCTCGTCGTTCACCACTTGCAGCTTTACAAACTTCCTGCCTATTCTGCTGTATATCTCTTGGTAGCCACGTCGGTTGAACCTTACGCCACGTGTTATGCGCTTTTCCAAGTAGTCCGTGGCGCACAGCACCAGTCCACACTGTCCCTCCAGCTGGTTGTATAGCGATATGAAGAAGTAGAGCACTTGGTCGCTCAGCTTGTCGGCCTCGTCCAGCACCACAAGGGGCTTCTCCACGGCTTGCAGCTCTTCCACGATGGCGTCCATCTGCTCGCTCACCGTTCCTGCCATGTCCTTGCCCAATGCTCTGAGCAGCTTGCCGATGAATGTGCGCCTGTTCCAGTACTCCGAGCAGCACAGGTGGTAGGTCGCGCCGTGCTGTGCCGTGTACTGCCTGATGGCTTCGGTCTTGCCGCTGCCTGCCTCGCCCGTCACGGCGATGGCGAGGCTTTCCTGCTTCGCGCTCTCCAAAATAAAACCCATGCGCTCAAAACCTCTCGTCGCCACCGTCACCCATGCCGTGCCGTCGTGTCCCGTCTGGGCGGCGATGCTCCGCCACATGTCGTCGCTTATCGTCTCCCAGTCATTATTTAACACCTTGCTCAGTGTCGCCGAGCTGATGCCCATGCTCTTGGCGGCTTTGTTCTGGCTGCCTTTCTGTGCGCAGAAACTTTTCAGGCGTTCTGCTATCTTCACCTTTTCGTCTTTTGTCATGTCGTATGCTTTTTAGTTGTTGTTTATTCAGTGTTAAAAAATGGAGTAGTCTTCTATCAGTTCGCTGTCCTGCTTCTTCGGTGTGGCCGTAGCCACCTCCACCGCCTTGCCGTCTTCTATGCCGAGCCGTTTCTGCTCCCTTGGCAGTTTGTGCTGCCCTCTGCTGTCGCATAGGCAGAAACGGTTCAGCACGTTGCCCACACGTGGGTTGTCTTTTATCAGCTCTTCCGTCAGCTCGTAGGCTTCCGCCAGCTTGTTGGTCACGTGTGCCTCCAGTCGGTCGTTGAAGTCATGCACTCTTTGCAGCTCTCTCGCGTCGCCATCCGTGCGGTCGGCCAGTGCCATGGGCTGCACATACTTCTCGGTGAGCATATAGCGCAGCGTGCCGTCTTGGTTCACGGCCAATACTTCGCCCAAGTCGTTGGGGTCGTAGAGCACTGTCCACCGCTCGCCTGCGTGCTGTCTGAACGTGAGGTCGAACGTGTCGTACTCTCGCTTGATGCCCAACAGCGTGGGGCGAAGTCCGCCGCCGCAAATGGCGTTTGTCTGTCCTGTCGTGTCGCCGAAGTAGAGCAGGTAGTTCTCCTTGGTCAGCGGTAGACGCCTTTCTGTGGGTAGCTTACCCAGCAGCTGCATCATCTGCGCGTGCTTCTTCTGCCGCTCTGCCGCCATCATGGCGTGTATCTGTGCCCTCACCCCTGCCTCGTCGGGAAACGTGTGCCGCAGCATGTTCAGGGCTTCCGAGTTCGGCTGCTTCTTCGGGTCGGTCGTCACGCCGTAGCCGCTCCAGTTGTTGCAACGCTTGCAGTACGTTTTGTTCAGGTAGCCGAAGTAAGGCTCTACCACCTTGGCCTTGGCGTTCTTCACTCGCGCTGGGGTCAGCTTGTCGCTCATGGCTAAGTACAGGGGGGTCATGGCCTTGATGCCGTAGTGGTCGCATTGCAGCTGGTTCGCCCTCAGCATCTGCCCTGACAGCTCCGCGCTGTGCTGTGCCGCGTTGCGCAGGGCTTCTGTTATCAGTTCGGGGGTCTCGTGCGTGCCTATCGCGTAGCCTATCGGGTAGTCGCAGCAGGGGTCGAGCACCACTTCTAAGCACAGTCTGTTTGAGTACGTCGTAACGTGGTGGCCTTTCTCGTCTTCCTTTACCGTCTGGTAGAGCAGCTCGCAGTCCCAGCCGTCCAGCGTCCACATCAGGAAGGCCGCGCTGGGTCTCCGACGCTTCACCTGCATACTCCTTTCGTTTCTGAAATTCGTCGCGCCCCTCCGTCCTGCTGCCGTCACGAGGTCGAGCCGTTCTTTCCACACACCCACCGTCGATGCCGTTATCTGCTCCCAGCCTTGCAGCTCTGCCACTTTGTTGTAGTGTTCGGCTATCATCACGTTGTCAAGGTTGTTGTGGTGGGCTATCAGCTGCGTCAGCACGGCCTCTTGCTGCGCGTCGGCCACCTTGGCGGCGTTCGCGTTCTGGAACTTCTTGCTGATAAAGACCACCGCGCCCTCCTTTTGGTATTCGTTGAACTTCATGTGCAGCCTCCTTGCGTTCTGCGGCAGTGAGTTCGGCCATGCGTCAGAAAGCCGTGGAAGTGCCGCCGCTGCCTTTGCCCAAAACTCGCCGAGCTTTATCTTCGGTTTGCTCTGCCGTATGCGGTGCGAGTTCGCGCGGTCTATGCAGAGCCTGAAGGCGTTCATGATGGCGCAGTTGTTGGCATACTCTCTTTGCTTCTCGTTGCTCAGATGCCTGCCGTCGGCCAGCACATAGTCGGCATAATACTGCATCGCCTCGCCGTCTGGCTCTATCGCTTCCACAAACGGCTTGCTCTCCGCCTTTTCTTGCAGGTCGGGGTAACGCCTGTATACCTCAGTGCGGTATTTCAGGGGCAGGCTTTCAACGGCAAACAGCGCAGGTGTACCATTGCAGCCACGGCGAACTCGCTCTACCTTGCCGCGTTGCGCGAGCTTTAACAGGCTGTCATTGGTCATTATGCCAGCCGTTAGCTCCGTGTGGCTTATACATAGCGTATTACCGTAATATTCCATAGAGTGCCCTCCTTATAGTTGTGCGGCAATCGCCTGAATGTCGCTTAATTGTTCCACCATGCAGTGCTCCACCTCATGACGCACCGCGCCGTCCTTGTCAAACACCTGCACCGTGCCCGTATTCTTGTCGGCTTCCACCATCGCGCCGTTCTCAAAGTACTGGCGCATAAAGCCGTCCCTGTCGTGGATGGTCTCCATCGCTGGCGTGAGCAACAGCAGCACGCCGCCCTTCTGCTTCGCAAACTTCCTGATGCGCAGGCTCAGCGGCGTGTCGAGCGTAAAGCTCAATGCACGCCAAATGGCCATGTCCGAACACTTGAAAGCCGCCTTTATCTCCTTGCGCACTTCCTTTGTTACTTCTATCTGCTTTCTTGTCATTTCCATGTCTCTCTGTGTTTTAGTCGTTATCATAAGTTTTCTAATATGTAATCGCGCTCCACGTTGCTGAGCTTGTAGCCCTCTTCCACGTCGATGAGCACCACCTGCTCCAGTCCCACCAAGTCGATGGCTGCCGTTTTCAGGTCGCCGTCACCGTACATTTCTGCCTTTTTCAACAGCATACGCGCGGCGGCTTCGGCTTTCTCCTCCGCCTCGTCCATCTGTTCCTTCCAGTGGTCACGCCACTTGCGCAAATCCTCCACCTGCTTCACAAGCTCATCCACAATGTAACCGAACTTCTGCTCGTTCCACGCGGCACAAAACTCCTGTTTGTCCATGCCGTCCACGGCCATGTAAACCCTCTCAATGTCGGCATATTCCTCTGCCGTCACCGTCTTGCCCGTCAGGGCTTCAAACTCCTTTTGTTGCATACCTTTATTAACTTTTAATGGTGATTATTCGTGATTTTCGGCCTTTTTCATTACCTTTGGCCGCTGTGTTATTACTAACACGGTGCAAAGATAATACGCAAATGCGGAAATACAAAACATTTTCGCATTTATTTTACGCATTTGAGGAAGTAAATTTGATTATGAGCATAAATGAAAGATTTAACCAGATAATAAGCACTCTATTTAAGGGGAATAAGAGTGCGTTTGCTGCTGCAATAGGCGTTACACCGTCCGTAGTGGATAATATCGTAGGTAAAAGACAAGGTAAACCATCTTTTGATGTAGTAGAAAAAGTTTCCGCACTTGCGGAAATAAACATCGATTGGCTTATTACTGGTAAGGGTGATATGCTTAAAGGGTCAAACGTGACGATTAAACCCACCAACGACGGCACGGGCATACCGCTCATACCAGTGGAAGCAATGGCTGGATGCTTCACGGGGGAGCAAACCGTGCTTTTGCAGGAATGTGACCGCTACGTCGTCCCTGCGTTCAAAAATGCCGACTTCCTCATACATGTGCGCGGCGACTCCATGATGCCACACTACTTTTCTGGCGATATGGTGGCGTGCAAAATGCTTTCACTCACCGACATTTTCTTCCAGTGGGGCAAGGTCTATGTCATCAACACCGACCAAGGCGCACTTATTAAAAAGGTAGAGCAGGGCACAACGCCCGAAAGCATCACCCTCGTGTCCGAAAACGATAAATACAAACCTTTCGAGATACCCCGACGCGGCATTTACCAGATTGCCATCGTCATAGGCTTAATCCGTGCCGAATGATGTGCCCCAACACCCCGAAAAGCCGTTCAAACAAAAAGTGTGGGGCTTCTCCAGCCGTTAAACACCCGTTAAACGCCACGAAACCCTTGTAAATAAAGGCTTTTCGCTACTTTCCGCCCTCCGCTTTAAATGGTAATTAAAGGGGTGTTTTCTCCGCAAAAAGCCGCTTTTTCATGCCGTAAATGGATAGTTAGGGGTATTATTCGCACAAGAAATGTCCTCCCAACTGTCCACCCAATAGTCCTCCCAACAGCGAAAAACAAACAAAAGGTGCAGGGTTCAGCCATAGCCGCCCTGCACCTTTCAGCCTCCTTTCTGGCTGTCATTTAGCCACCGATTAAACACCGTTTAGCCGCTCGTTAAACACCATTCACCGCCTCCATGCAGCTGCCGCCTCTGGCTGCATCCTCACCATGCGCTCCATGGATGGCCACACACAGCCCAAAACCTCCCTAAAAGCACCCCAAACACACCCTACACGCCACGTTTACCCCATCTTCGCCGCCCTCCCTACCTCAAATACCCCATTTTCCGCCTCTCTCATGTCCTTTCTCCCTCTCGTCCCTCCAACTGTCCACCTCGCCCCTCTCACGCCCTCACAGGCACAAAAAAGGCGAGAGCAGCCACCACAGCCACCCTCGCCAGCTTTATATTTTCACCCCGTCAGCATCCAAGCACCACCTTTTCAGCCTCCCAGTCCCACCTTTTCAGTCTCCCAGTTCAACCTACTTCAACCTCTCACCGTTCAATCTTCGCCCAGAATTAAACACTCCAGTAAACGAAATTCAACCCAAATTCAACCCACTTCAACCTTTTGCACATTTCGTTTTCTTCGTCTTCACCTCCCGAACCACCTCTAACTCCCTCATTTACACGCTTTTCATCGTTTTCAGGCTCACACCCTCATTGTACATTTCGTTTTCATGCCCATAACAACAAAAAGTTGTCTCCGTTATATGCCCATTGCGTAAAAAGAGTTGTAATAGGTTGTAAAAGTTGTATCGGTTGTCTTAAAATTATGGCTCTTCCTGAATTTGGAGTGATGGGACCTTTGTGTCGGTTTACGTTCAAGCCATTGGTCTCGTCACTCAAAATTCCGGAAGAGCGTTTGTTTTTAGCCCAACAAATCGTTGTGCGATTGAAATAATCTTGTTACTTTTGCATGAAAAGGGCAATATTGGTCTTTTACCCAGCGTGGCCGCTTGTGGTTCGCGACGGGGCCATTAGCTTTATAACAATTAAGAACACGGACGTATGAACAGTTCAGATGGCGTGATAACCAGCACGCAAAACACTCGCGTGAAGAAACTCATCTTGTTGCAGCAGAAGTCGGCTGAACGCCGCAAGGCTGGCTTGTTTGTAGTGGAGGGCCGGCGCGAGTTGCTCCATTGCCTCCATTCGGGCTACGAGATCGACACGCTTTTCTATTGTCCCAAGCTGTTGTCCCTGACAGGCGATGATGCCGAGCTGCGTCGGGTGATTGCGGAGAGTCGCGCACTGGAGGTCACCCCCGAGGTCTATGAGCGCATGGCCTACCGTGGTTCCACGGAGGGTGTCGTGGCCGAGATGAAGGCCCAGACGAGATCTCTTGATGAGCTTCACTTGCCCGACAATCCCCTGCTGATGGTGCTCGAGCGAGTGGAGAAGCCGGGCAACTTAGGCGCCGTGTTGCGCTCGGCCGATGCCGCGGCAGCCGACGCTGTCATCGTGTGCGATCCGCTTACCGACCTCTATAATCCCAACCTCATCCGTTCGAGCATCGGCGCCATCTTCACCGTTCCCACCGTGGCCTGCTCGTCAGCCGAGTGCATCGCTTTCCTGAAGGCGCGCGGCATCCGCATCCTCACGGCCCAGTTGCAAGACTCCCACCTCTATTATGATACCGACATGCGCCGCGGCACCGCCCTTGTCATGGGCACTGAGGCCACGGGGCTTACCGACCAGTGGCGTGTGGCCGCCGATGCCCATATCCGCATACCCATGAAGGGCCAGCTCGATTCGCTCAATGTGTCGGTCAGCGCGGCCATCCTGCTCTTTGAGGCTGTGCGCCAGAGGGAGGGATAATCTCGTCCATGTTTCCCATTTGGGGAAACCGAGCTTGCAAGGTGCGGGCTTTTTCCATTGTCTTTTGCATAAACCGGGCATACTCCTCCGACTCAGGGTGGAAGGGGCGGTGCCCCAACGCCTCGCGTATCGGTCGCCAAGCTTCGATAAACGCTTGTGTTTGGCGAGAGAAATAAGTGTCGCCAAACCGCTCGAAGATGTAGTCAATGGCTTGTGGGGTGGGGTGGAGCATGTCCTCCTGGTAGAAGCGATAGTCGCGAAGCTCATCGAGCACAATCTCGTAGGAGGGAAAATAGCCAATGGTCACATCCGTCACCGTTTGTCTCACCTGTTCGATGGCCAGCAGCAAGGTGGCCTTGGACAGCTGTGACCCGTGGTATCCATACTTGCGATAGCGGATGGGCGACACGGTGAGGACAAACCTTACCTGCGGGTAACGCTCATGCACCGCGGCGATGGCCTGGCTGATGTAGTCGGCACATTGCTCCACGCTAAGCACCCGCTCGTCGAAGAGCCGTTGCGGTCGCTTCTGGCAGTTGTCCACGATCTCGCCCGTCTCCTTGAGCACATACACATGGTTGGTGCCCAGGGTGAAGACGCACGTGCCCTGCTCGTTCGCCTGGAAGGGCATGCCCCCTTCGCTGGTCAGCCGCTCGACGGTGTGGACGATGCTGGCCGGGTTGTACATCACGCCATGCGGATTGACCACCGCGCGAAACCGTTCCTGGCAGAAGCGCCTGCCCATGTTGTCGGCAAAGCAAGAGCCGACAAACAACATGCGTTCGCATGGCTCAATCTTCCATGCGGAAGGAGAGATGTCAATGGGAGTCCTGAAATCCATCATTTTGATTAACTACGTGATACCTGCATGCCGTGGCGGCTGAGTGCCATGTCCACAAAGCGTGCGCCCGGGTTGGTGGGATGACTGTTGAGTGTGGCCTTGATGCGCGCGGCCGCCTCCGGGTCCTTGGCCACCATGTAGAGGTAGCCTCCTCCACCGGCCCCTGGCAGCTTGTAGCCCAGGCACAGGTCGTCCACCAGGTCGGTGATGCGGCGGCATGCCGCTGGGTTGGTGCCGCTGTCGAGTGCTTGGTTTTGTTGCCACGTCTTGCGTATCAGTCGGCCCACGCCCGCGAAGTCCTCGCGCTGTATGGCTTCACACATCGCCAGCGTGTGAGCCTTCATGTCGCGCAGCAGCGACAACTGCTCATGCTGGTTGAGGAACATCCGCTTCACGATTTCCGCCAGGATGTCCTTGGCCGTGCGCCTGATGCCTGTGTAATAGAGCAGGTGGCATGCTTGGTATTCGGGCTGGGTGAAGATGCCGTCGGGCAACCAGCGCACCAGGGGCTGCTGGTCGAAGCCAGGCTGCGTCTGCAGCAGTTTCACACCGTGCAGCAGTCCGCCAAACTGGTCTTGCCATCCGCCTCCTGTGGTGAGGAGTTGTTCCAGCACCAGGGTGCGCCGGCCTATCTCGCCCTTGTCCCATCCCAGTCCGCAAAACTCGCTGAGCGCCCCGAGCACGGTGGCGGCCAGCACGCTGCTGGTGCCCAGTCCGGAGCCGGCGGGGATGGCTGAGAGCAGCGTCACCTCAATGCCGCAACCGAAGTCGCGCAGCTGGTCTTCCAGCGTCTTGTGGGGCTCGGTGCCGAAGGCGGGCAGGAAACCGCAGAGGGCCAGGGCTGCCTTGGGGATGGAGAACGGGCTGCCCACCTGTTTGAAGGCGCCCAGTTGCTCATAGGTCGTCACCACCTCCGAGGCTCCGAGGTCGATGCTGCGCAGCACCACCTGTGGCTGCTGGCATGGCTTCACGTAGGCTTGGATGGGCTGCTGGCCGTTGAGCTCTATGGCGAGGTTGATGACGTTGCCACCCTCCATGAGGCAGTAGGGGGGCGTGTCGGTCCAGCCGCCCGCTATGTCGATGCGCACGGGCGACCGTCCCCACACGATCTGGTCATCGCATACCGTCTTGTGCGGCGCCACACGGTCGCTTGCCATGGCGAGCGTGACGCCTTCGCGCAGCAAGCCGAAAGCCTGCCGCTCCCATGTGGCCCGTGGCTCGCCCGTGGCAATCTCCGAGCGGAACATGGCGTCGGCCATGCGCTTCATGAGCGGTTCGTCAGTGTCCAGTGGCTGTGGGGCGGGCATGTGCAACTTGCGGAACGCCTGGGCGGCATCATCGAGGTCAAGTTGGTAGAACACGCTGTGCGCGTGGTTCCTGGCCAGCGCCTGCCAGTTGTGGGTGCGATATTGCTGCCGTTGTGCGGTGAGACGATACAGGTTGGCCTCGGTCGCTATCTGCTCCGCTGACAACAGCTTGACCATCGTCGTGTCGTCTCCGTGCATGTATGCGTCAAGCGCGGCGCCGTCGGGCAACAGGGGGAAGCGTGGCGTGGTCTGCTCGTCACCGGCAAACTTGTCAAAGTAACCATATCGGCGCACGCACCATGCGTCCGTGCCGATGGGCACCAGGTCGATGCACTCGTTGGGCTCAAGCCGCACGGTCCAGTCGTTTTCGGGCACGCCCGTCACGATGTTGTTGTGGGTCAGTGTCCAGCGGGCGCCCACGTGGCTGTTCTCCACCCATACGTTCTCGTTGCTGTCGTCGAAGGTAGTCTCTGTGACGGCATTCTGCACGAAGATGCTGGGACAAGGCTTCATGGAGTGGTGCAGGATGTGGCGCTGGTCGTTGACCAGGTTTTGTATGGCTACTGTGGAGGAAAGCAACTCGTGTGAGGTGCCGAAGTGGTAGAACTCGCCGCCTGGCAGGGGCAGTATGGCTACCTTCAGCCCAGCCACCTCGTCGTCGTGCAGGGTGGGGTGCGTGCCCAGGCAACAGCCGAAAGTGCCGTAGAGGTCATACTCCGTGAGCTGTCCGTCGTGTGTGGCGTGACGGACCAGCACGTCGATGGCCTTGTCCGACAGGAGCCACACACCGATGTCTGTCAGGTAGAAGTGGTCCTTCTGCAGACGGTTGAGCGTGTCGACCGAAGGCTTTTGCAACATGCACTTGAGCGATCCCGGCTCTTGCCGCGAACTGACAAAGACACCATGGTCCTTGGCTATCTCGGGACCCAGCCACAGCCCGTAGCACACCACGTCGGCCTCGGGGATGGGTTGCAGGGGCTCGGTGGAGCGGATGTACACGTCACCGCTCACGATCATCGTGCGAAGGCTCTTGGGTGCATGGTCCATGATGCGCTCGTAGAGAGGCAGCTGCAGTTGGAGCAGGTCTTGCTCAAGCCGTTGGCCGCGCTCCCAACGAAACACGGGGATGGGCGTCAGAATCTTGCCCGAAGGGGCGTAGGCCGGCAACCGGCGGCTCTGCCCGCCAGCATGGAGGAGCAGCAACTGCTCGTCGGATTTCCGGCCATGGGCCTTCCAGTACTCCATGAGCAAGTTGACCGACCCACCACCCGAGCCCAACTTGTGGCCGACAGGGTCGTTGGTGCAAAACCATTCGTCTTTCGGGTAACCTGTTATGTCGTGAAAACATCCCACCAGGTTGGGTGGGAGTGAGAGGAGTTTCTTCATCTTGTCTGGTGCGTCTTATGGGCATGATAGCCCGTTGTTTGTTGTTGCAAAAGTACATATTTTATTTGGTCACGATGTTTTTTTTGGTTACTTTTGCTAAAAATATTTCATCCATGAGTAGTAACCGGGACGGATTGTTCAAGAAGGATGGCAGGAGCTTCTTGCTTCCTCTCGCCATGATTACCATTTGTTTTGCCATGTGGGGGTTTGCCAATGACGTGACCAACCCGATGGTGAAGTCGTTTGGCTTGATTTTCCAAATCAGCAAGTTTGAGAGCAGCTTTGTGCAGGTGGCCTTCTACCTGGGCTATTTCTGCATGGCCCTCCCTGCCGCCATGTTCATCCAGCGCTATTCGTTCAAGGCCGGTGTGGTGACAGGGCTGGCGCTCTATGCCGTTGGCGCATTGGCCTTCGTGCCCGCCAAGGCCACAGGCTCGTTTGTGGCCTTCCTGCCCGCTTACTTTGTGATGACGTGTGGCTTGTCGTTTCTTGAGACCAGCTGCAATCCCTATGTCTATGCCATGGGCTCGGAGGAGACGGGCACC